ATCACCGACTCAGCGTTGGGCTGATCCCAGCCGCCTCGTGAATCCCGTGATTCCTTTAGCAATCGCGTCAAAAGACTTGCCGCTCAGCTCGGCGCCCAATGCCAGCGATTGAACGTCCTCGACCACCAAGCCTGTGATTTTCGACAGATTAGCCAAGCTGTCGATCGCGTTGCGCTGCTCGTTGAAGACGGCGATGAACTGCCGCGCGGCCGATCTAGCGAGCTGGAAGCCCGCACGAATTGCAATCAATTTCAAAGCGAACGATTTAATCGAATTGGCGCCGCGCTCGAGACCTCGGGTCAGGTCACGTGTCTGGGCTTTCAATAAAACGTTGAGGCTTGCTACGGTGGCCATATTTGGCTGCGAATATTCTCAGTGTTTGTTCGAGTTGCTCGGCCGTCTTGGGCGGCTCGCTAACTCCGTCGATCAGTCTAATCAGCTTCTCTGGCGTCAGCGCCTCCTCTTTTTTTGAGCGCCAACGGTTGTTCACCACGGACACGAGCAGGGCGTTCCACGCGTCTGATCGGTTCTCGCCACGCGGTCGCAAAGTCAACCACGCGATCCACTCGTGCCACTGCCGTGCTGTCAGTAGCTCTCCCAAGTGATCCGGATGCGGCACCCCCAACTGCCAGCACAACGCAAAGGCTAGGTCTCGCTCGGGGCGCCTTCGGAGTTTCCCGCTAGTTCCTCAACGTCGTTTTTGGACATGTGATTCAGGCGGATCGCAACGTTGAAAACTCGCATCAACGCGGAGGCCGACTTTTTTCCCAGGTCGCCGATCTGCTTGTCGGTAAACACGCGTTCACCCTCGGCGGTTCGAATCGCTTTCGCCGCAAGCGCGGCCATCATATTCGCCGGCCGCCTTTGCAGCTTCTCCTGCGCCGTCGCGATGCCCTGCTGGTAACTCTCTAGCTCAGACATAGACAGTGTCCAGACGTTCACGTATCCGCCCCACTCTGGGACCTCCACGCGCTCAAACTGCAAGTCTTCGGCTGACAGGATTTGCTCCGCTGTCAGTGCTCCATTTTCTTCGCTCATTTTGCTCCTTCATCTGTGATTATGACGTGGCCGAACTAGGCCACGTGATGGGACCAGTTAACCGCACTGTGACGTCCGCTGTGATTACGTCGTCGACTGGAATCGTCGGCTGAAAAGTTTTGACGCGGCCCGTGAACTCCAGAAGCTTCGTGGTGGTCGGAAAGACAATCCGCCAATTCGTGTTCGTCAAACCCGAGAACAGCGTCGTTAGCTGTTCGTGCTCCCAGATCTCCGTGGTGGCCGTGTCGAACCAACCCGTCGACGGCTCGGTTTCCCAACAAATGCCAAAACTCAACTCGCCTGGATCGATCATCCCCAGGAGAAATTCGCGGTAGGTATTCGTCGACGAAAAATTAGTACACTCCACCTCGTCGGCTTCGGCCGTAGGTCCCGTAATGTCGCGCACATTGAGCGCGTCACGGAAGCTCGTCGACGCCAACCCAGTCGTAAACCTCAATTTTGCTCCGTAGCCAATCTCGATCCCGGCCATGCTATCTCCCTCACTAAACTAATCGTTGTGAAAAATTCGGACACCCAAAGCACACACCTCGATTCCCTCGTCCGAGGCGTCGTTGCGAAATAGGTAGTCGTCGGACTTGTCGTCGACGAACACACCTTGCACCACGAAAGTCGAGGCCGTCGTCAGCCCGAATGGACCACGCGAGCCGTCTATCAGACGCCTGACGCGCTCGGACAAAATGATCGCCTCGTCGATCGACGTGCTCATAACCTCTAAGTCGAATTGCGTGCCGAGTCGAATCGAACCGCTGAGCGTTCTGTGATATTCTTCGGCCGATCGACTGAACCAGATCGCTGGGTACCTGCTATTGACTTGCGGCATATGATCTTGGTGAATTCTCGTGTCAACGATCGTGGTAATCGTCGTGTCGGCCAGCAGCTTGGATCGTAGTTGTTCTCCGACTGTCGTCATTTGGATCGCTTCGTCCTAGCGTTGGATTTGCGTGCTTCGGCGAGAATCCCTTCACGCAGTTTTTCTGTGATCCTCTGAGCCGCACTTGCCTGAGCCCTGTTAAAAGCCTTCTTCGCAAAACCCTTTGCCGCCGTGTCGCGAACCTCGAGCGGGTACGCGTAGTTCGCCGGCCGGCGCCGCCGTATCTTCTGCCCGCGCGCCGACGCCTCGATGACCGCGGCGGATGCCTCGATCTCTTTCGACACCCGCGCGCTCGTCGCTCGCAGTTTTCCCTTGGCAGTCCGCCGAACTACCCGAACCAACTTCCGGTTCGGCAAGACGGTGATCCTCCCGGTGCCGTCCCGCCGCAATTTGAATCGAGAAACTTTCCACGAACGCGACAGCAGTCCTGTCTCACGCGGTGAGCCTATTTTCATGGATTGCTTGATCACGCCGGCCCCAGCGGAAAAAGCGTTCCGCAGAATCTTTCGACGGATCGTCGACGGCAGCTTTTCGAGTTCGCGAATCGCCGCTCGCGCGCCGGTAAATCTCGTGCTGAATAATTGCGCCATTTTGTCAAGAACTCGCTAACGCCTCTTCCAAAATCGTCTCCGAGCACACGCAGCGGAGTACCTCGCTGCGCTCGTCGCGCTCGACAATCTGCTCGATCTGCAGTTTCCTCGTGTTGCCAAGCCTGTCCGGCAGCTCGAACCAGTGCGACGGTGAAATCTCCTCGACGTCCGTGCTGTATCGAAGCGTCAACCTAACTCTGCCGACCGGGCTGAGCTGTTGCGCCAGCTCGGCTTCCGTCCCGCCGAGCGGCTCGACCTGCGCCCAGACTGTCGTTATCTCCTCACGGATTGACTCCGGCTCCCCGCGGGACCCGTACGACACCGCGCCGTCGCGCACGAGTGTCACTCGGTGATCAAGTTTTCCAGCTCGCAAAGCCACTCGTTAATCGCCTCCGCCTTATCGTCTTCCGTGATTCGAAAATTGCCGTTTCTGTCGGCCGTAATCCTCGCAATCTTCGTCAGCTCCTGCCCAAGTCGCTCGTGCCACTTGATCCACAACAGATCATCGCTTAATTGGACTTTTACAGTTTGCAAAGCCATCAGTGCAGGTCTCCCCACCGGAAAGCGTACATCAGACTTTCAAAAGAAAACTGCAACGGTTTCGGTACCATCTCCGACGACGACTCCCGATTCTCGAACCAGTGGCCGACAAGCATCAGCAGCCCCTGCTTGATCGGCGCCGGTATATCCGCCGGCTGCCCGTAACCAGCGACATATTCGATTCGCACGCAACCCATGGTGCGCTGTTCGATCACCGGCCACCAATACCCAGGATTCGGCGCCACGCGACCTGGCTCACTGATCGCATCCCAGTGGTAAAATTCCGACTCCCACACACACCACGGTGCCGACGCTGTCGGCTTGTATCGGATCTCCGCCACCGCTTGCAAAGGCGGCGCCGGCAGTTTGATCACTTGGCCGCCGAAGCCATCGAGGCTGAGAATCTTCGTCTCCGTGACCAGCGTTCGGTGCAGGTACTGCTCGGCCAGCATGCGCGCAGACACGATCAGCGATTCGATAAGCGACTGCTCACCCGTCGAATCTATACGGGAATTGGCTTGGACGTCGGCGAACGTGATCGGCTCTTCGAGGACGTCGGAAGCTCGTTCCACGCCGAATTGACCCAGCTGGCTCGGCATTTGTAAACACCATTGATCAAGTGGTATAGGGCCGCCGGCCCAGGAAGTGCGTTAGGCTTCACGTCGTCGGGAATACACACGTAAAACCGCGACGGCTTCTGAGTAATCTGGCTGTGCTTCCAAACGCGCAGTCCGGCGCGCGCGAGAATTGCACAAGCCGTGTCGTGTACAAACGAATAGCAGTGGTCGACCTTGCAGCAGTTTTCACCTACGTGCTGAAACATTTCTCCGAAGTCGACGATATCGACGAACACGAGACCGTTGGCCACGGACCTTATCTTTTTCAGGACTGCCATCGGATCAGCGAGGTGTTCCAGAGTCTGCAGGCAAAATATCAGGTCATAGCTGCCTTCGGGATTCCAGTCCTCCGCGAGACTGACGACTCCGTCGACCTCGTACTCCGCCTTCGCTTCCGCGACTTCGGACGGCGACGGATCGACAACGGTGCAGTCGATGGAGAAGTTATCTCGCAGCATTCTGGAGACTTCTCCCGTCGATCCACCGAGGTCGACGGCGCGGCAGCCGCGGTAGACCTCTAGCTGCTTGTGCCACGCTTGACCGACGCAGGCGGCGTAATTTAGTTTAGCCTGCCTGCAGTGCAATGGCGCGGAAGGTTTGCCGGTCTGCACCTCACTCCACTCGTCGACCAAACGTCGGTAGTGATTGCTATACAGTTCGGCCAGCGATTCGCGTTGCAGACGTGGGGTAACGAACACGAGGCCACAAGTCTCGCAGTAAACGTTCCGTAGTGGCAGCCCGTAGCGATCGACGTTCGCCAGTGTCTTGAATTCCGTCCCGCCGCAGAGGTTACACGACGTGACGTCTTCCTTCAGACGGCTCGGGTAATCGAATTCCGCTGCTGCTTTTATCACTGCTGCCACTCTCCCTTATCAGTGGCCCGCGTCTCGGGAGCTTCCACAGCCGTCTCCCGCGTGCTCGACCTACGCCGCCTGGCGACCTGCTGGACAAGTCTGGCTTTGCCTTGCTTGATCAGCTTGGCTGCTCGCGTTTCCTCGACCTCGATTACCGTGCCTGGCAATTCGCTGGTGTGGAGAGTCTTCAAGACTTCGATTTTCACGCCCATTGCCGGCTCCATTCAAGGTTATCGATGGCACCCTGCAACATGTACAGCTTTTGCTTTTCGGATTCGCCTTCGGCTTGATGTTTTCGTAATTCGGTTTCGATCAGCTTGATTCGCTGCTCGATCCACTCTTTATTCAGCTGGCCGTTCAGTCCCGCGATCGTGTGCAGCTCACCCAGCGCGCCGTTGGCTGCCATTAGCGTCTGTTCGCACGTGCGCAGATTGGTGTTGTGCTGCGCTGCGCGGCCGCTCAATTCCTGTTTTCGCGCCCTGATTTTCGTGTCCAGGTTTCCTCGATTCGCCTCGACGGCGTAGAGCCGCGAACATTTCATCATGTCACATTCGTCCGGTATGATCGTCTTGATTCCGATCCCCTGCGACCAACCAATGTGATACTCGCAGCCGGGACGTTGCGAGGCGTACTCTTCGTGCTGCGCCATGTCGACGCCCCACAGTCCAATCGTGGCGTCGATCTCTCGCA